TGCTGATGAAGGCCCCGTGGTTCCGAGACGCCAAGAAGGTCTGGGACATTGAGCTTGACGCTAAGCTGAAGTCTCAGGGTATGAACGCTATCCGCAACCTCTCTGACGGTGCTGATGACGTATCTCCTGCCGTTCAGCTACAGGCTGCCAAGTACCTAGCTAACCTTGAGCACCGGAAAGAGTCGAAGCCCAGCGGCCGTGGTCGTCCGTCCAAGGAAGAGGTGCAGGGGGAGCTTAAGCGTACAGCAGCAGCTGACAAGGACATATCTGACGATCTTGCCCGGATCAGGGCCGTTAAGTAAAAAGGAACCCCTCTAATGGCAACTGGCCCTAACAGCCAAAAGAACACAGCAGCTCGGCAGCGAGCGCAGGCAAAGTACAACGCTAAGCCAGAGCAGAAGAAGAGGCGGGCCCAGCGTAACGCCGCCCGTGCCAAGATGGTCAAGGCTGGCAAGGCTCACAAGGGTGACGGCAAGGACGTTGCGCACCTCAACAACAACACAGCCAATAACGGGTCCAGCAATCTTCGGATGCAGTCCAAGGCAAAGAATCGTTCATTCAAACGTAACAGCAAGGCAGGACGTCGCTAATGGCAGATAAGGTTTCCGGCGCAATTGCCGTTAAGATTGTTGACGGTACAACGAACGAATACGCGTCTCTTGGTGGTGGTAGTGGTGGAGGGGGTGGTTCAAGCACGCCAGCGACTCTGCCAGCAACGATTGACAGGTCTGGTTCTGCGACAACTACCAGTGGTGGACTGAATGTCCCTGCCAACTCTAACCGACAAGCCCTGCTTGGCCAGAACGTTAGTTCTGTGAACATCGGCTTCAACGAGCAAGGTGGTACGGCTGCTATCGGTTCTGCTGGTACGTACACCGTTGTTCCCGGCGCTAGCTTTTCGATCTCTAGCAATAAGCTCATTAACTTCGTTTCAGCAACGGGTTCTGCTGCTGTAACAATGACTGAGTACTAAGATGGCTATTGTCGGACCTTTGATTGTAGGTCGTGATCCAAGAAAAAAGCGAGTAGTTTCTGCATTAGCTCCTTCGGCTGCGCCTACAACTCCAACGAATGCTGTGACGTATCAGAGTGCGTCTGTAACTTATCTTTCGGAGATTGTGACCTATGGCTGATCTTGTTACACTACTCAATACCGACAATGGAGTAAGGGAGGCTGCTAGGGGCACTGTTTCTGATATGCCGAGGCTTGTCGTGTCTCGATCCAGCGGCACCGGATTTCAGACTGTTGGGCAGACCTTCACTATTATCCAAGTAAACTCTGTCATGCTGGATAATAAGTCAAGATGGGATGCTCCGAATTTTAGCTGGGTAGTCCCTGAAACTGGCACCTATGAAGTTAACGGAAAAATCCGTTTGGCAGACGGCGACTATTCAGGACTGTCCTACGGTCTAGGTATGGACATTATCAATCAGGATAACGCAGGATTTTTCTGGGGGCAGGGCGCAAGGAGCCGACAGGGCCTTTTTAATTCCCGAATTATTAATCTTGCAGCGGGCGATCGCTTGCGTCTGTATGCTTACGTTGACAATCCCTCAGGAGTTCCTGTTACCAACGCTGAGCTTAACGCAGTTCGTATTGCTTAAAGGAGACATGTACGATGGCTGAAGTAGGTTCTGGTTTTGATCTTACGCTCCCTAAGCGCCTCGACGATATGGCGACGGCTGTTGAGCAAATGGGAGCGGCAATGCCTAAGCCAGCAACAGCGGCTCCACCGGCCGTTCAAGTTGACAGTAACAAGGGAATGGCCCCTCGGTACGCCTTGGAAGATCATACGCACGAAAGCCGTCTTCAAGCTCGACGTATCTCGCTGACCTTGGATACGAACGGACGAGCTGTCTACGTGTTCCCTAAAGCTTATGAGTCAGGGCTCGTCCCTATCGTTCAGGTGACAGCAGAGACTCCTACGGGTGTTGCGTACCGGAACGATGCAGCAATTCTTCAGGGCAGCACGACAAACGCTCAGACGACCATTGTCGTAACGCGGTTGAACCAGAATGTTGTAACAGGTCTGTTGAACGCTGTTCTTCCCGTCTTCGCCCCAGCTACTGGTTCTGTTTGGGTGAACATTCTGTCGCGTGCTCCTTCGTAAAGGATTACTAATGGCTCTACCTAGTTTCGATACGATCACTAACTTCTTCTTAGGCTCGGCGCTTAACGGAGTTAACAACAACTTCAACAAGGTCCGAGAGGCTCTCAGTAAGACTATTCTTAAAGATGGTTCTCAGCCTATGAGCGCTAATCTGGATATGAATAGCAACAGACTGATTAACCTTGCTCCTGCTACAACTGATAATCAAGCCGTAACGCTTCTCCAGCTTCGAGAAGCTCTGTCAGGTATTACGACTATTGATATCATTAAGTTGGAAAATGACGAGGGTGTCTGGGACCCTACTAACACTCTTAACACAACCGAAGGACTCTGGAATGGCTGAACAGTTTTACACGTCACGAGTTGATACGCCTCTTCAGCGGGATAAGCTGCTTAACACTGTACTTGATGTTTCTGTTCGGGTCTGGAATCAGGTCGACAAGCAGCTTCACATGGGCGACGGCGAAACCCTTGGCGGCATCGTAATTGGTTCTGGGACGTCTGCTGAGCCTATTCCTCAGTTTTTCATTCCTGCAACGGCAGAAGCTGCTGGTGTAACGGCTGATAGCAATCCGGTTGCCAATTTCCAGTCCTTCGGTAAGCTGTTCGGCGATCCGGTGCGCGGCGTCATTCAGCTTGATGCTCGAGACTATGTGGTCAACAGCGCGGATGGCGAAGGCGCGGTGCTGTTCCGGCACTCGAACTGCATCGTTCGCGGCGTTCGCGGTCGGACGACGATTTCCTCGAACGACATGAACGTTGTTCTTCTGCTGGCGAGCATCAAGAACGTGGTGTTTGAGGACATCACATTTATCAGCCGCTCGACCAAGCCCACCAGCTTCGGCACAGTCAGCTCTATCGACAGCAGCATCGACAACATTCGCTTCATCCGTTGCGGGTTTAGCTATCCTAACGGTGGAGGCAATGGCGTTAAGTTCGTAGCAAACGGCAATTTTCGACACACGGGCGTCCATTTCGAGGACTGCGATTTCTTCGACATTGGCCGTATCGGGTACGAACCACAGAGCACTGAAATCGGCGTCGGCGGGGCCGATCAAACAGCCCGCATGTGGGACCATTCGCTGGTTGGGTGCCGTTTCCGCAACGTGGCCCTTCAGAATATCAGCCTTGAAGGGTACGCCAGCGACTTCGCGATTCGTGACTGTATCCTCGACAACACAGGCTATATCGGGATTGAGAACGTCGGCTGGTCGAACGGGGTCATCGACAATCTGCAAACGCGCAACATGACGAAGCAGATCAACCTGTTCAGCTTCACCAACTATCGTCAGATGCGCGACATCACCATTTCCAACACCCGGACAAACGGGCAGCTGAAGGGTGACGTGGTAATCTTCAATCAGGTTCGCCTGCGGATGGAGAACAACCACATCGACATGAACGGGATTGTCCAGCTTCTCGGTATCTCAGAAAGTTCGTTCAATCACGAGTATTACAGGGTCGGGCGTTGGCCGGGTATTGATCTTGGGTCAACGACAGTCGAACCATGCTCAAATAATGCTTGGGATGACATCACGCTGGACCTTCGTGGCTCGGATCGCACGACCGGCGCGGCACCTATTGTGTTCGGTAGCCAAAATCAGGAGAACGCCTCGTCGAATAATCGCCTGACGAAAGTTAGGTACATCGGCCATGAGGAAGACCCGAACGTCAAGCCGTACTCGCTGTTCAAGCTGGCGCAGATTGGCGGTCGAGGGGACAACTCGATTTCGATGCTCGACGATGCTCCGCTCGTGTACGACTTCACGACCGATGCCGACGTTGGCGAACTCAACGCGTGGTACAGCGGCATCAAGGGAACGGGCAGCCTCGTTCTCAAATCCTCGGTCGCGCTTACCTCTCCGGGGACTCCCCCTGCTCCTCGCCGCTTTCCGTTCTACGCGAATGTGCAGAAGCCTATCCGCATTCGGAATGAAACGACAGGAGGGCAGGCGGTGTCGATCTACCTTCCGGGTACGTCGAGCGCGGTGACTATCCCGAACGGTGAAAGCCGTCTTCTCTACTCAACAGCGACTGAAGTTAAAACGTTCTAATGACAATTGATGTAATCCGAAAAGAAGCTGAAGCTGATCTTGAAGCGTTTATTCGTTTGGTTGCCCCCTATCAGGTGATTGGGGGTATCCACTCCGAATGGTGCTCATGGACCATGTCTCAGCAAGCAGGGTCGCATCAAATCACCCTTCTTCCGCGCGATCATGGGAAAAGCCGTTACATTGCTTTCAAGGTCGCGTGGTACGTCGTTAAGCGACCAGACATCAGAATCCTGTACATCAGTTCGACGAGTGGACTTGCTGAGAAGCAGCTTTACTTTATCAAACAGATTCTTGAGTCAACCATTGTTCGTCGGTACTGGCCTGACCTTATCAACGCAGATGAGGGCAAGCGGGAGAAGTGGACGAACACTGAAATCGCTGTCGATCATCCGAAGCGTAAGCAAGAAGGCGTTCGCGATCCTACCGTTTTTACAGGGGGTCTAACGACCAACCTTGTCGGTATGCACTGTGACGTTGCAGTCTTGGATGACGTTGTAACAGGAGACAATGCCTATACAGAAGAAGGACGCAGTAAGGTAAAGACGCAGTACAGCCTGCTTAGCTCGATTGAGGGCGGTGACGCCGAAGAGTGGGTTGTTGGAACCAGATACCATCCGAAGGACCTCTACAGTGAAATGCTTTCCATGCAAGAGGATGTCTACGACGAACGAGGGGAGGTGATCGACTATCTGCCGGTTTATCAGACCTTCGAGAAGCAGGTCGAAGATTCCGGCGACGGGAATGGCCAGTTTATCTGGCCCCGTCAACAGAGAGCAGACGGTAAGTGGTTCGGTTTTGACGCGGGCATTCTTGCTCGAAAGAGAGCCAAGTATCTTGACCGAACCCAGTTCTACGCACAGTACTACAACAATCCGAACTCGAAAGAGAACGGGGGCATTGATCGCTCTAAGTTTCAGTACTATGAACCAAGAGGTTTACGGAACGAAGCAGGGACTTGGTTCCTTAACGGCAAGAAGCTAAACGTCTTTGCCAGCGTTGACTTTGCGTACAGCATTAACAAGCGTTCTGACTTTACGGCTATCAGCGTTGTCGGCATTGATAGAGAGAACAATATCTACGTTCTCGAAATTGACCGATTCCGCACAGATAAGATCAGTGAGTACTTCACGCACATCAGAGACCTTTACGTCAAGTGGGGTTTCCGAAAGCTTGGCGCAGAAGTCACGGCAGCTCAGAAGGCTATCGTGAAGGAACTCAAGGAGTCGTACTTTAAGCCGTACGGTCTTTATCTTTCGGTTGAAGAGCTAGCGCCTACGCGTACGCAGGGATCGAAGCAAGAGCGAATGTCTGCAATCCTTGAGCCACGGTACGACAACCAAGCTATCTGGCACTACAGAGGCGGCAATTGTCAAACGCTGGAAGACGAGCTTTCTCTTGCTCATCCACCGCACGATGACTGTATGGACAGCTTGGCCTGCGCTATTTCAATTAGTGTTCCCCCTGTCGGGGTCTTTGGACGAGAAGCTGAGCGAAAGCTTCGCCTTGTCCCTAATGCGCGTTTTGGAGGTATCTCCGCGTAATGTCTATGCACAATATCCCGGTAGTTGTTAACAGACCACTTGTCGTTAAGAAGGGATGGGAGGGCGTCATTGAGTCCAACCAGACCCTTGCTTACTTTGGCGAGTGGGCTGTCTTTCGACTACCGATGACTGTTGGCTCCTTTGTGGAGCTAAGAGTGCCTATTGATGAAGCAATGGACGCAGGACTTGTTGTCCCGGCCACTGGCGAAGAAGAATATGAGGAAAGTTTGAATGGCGCAGACGATTGACATTGAAGATTTCCTCGACCGGGATCAGATGGCTGCTGAGATTAGCAACCGATACCAGACGTGGGAAAACCTCCGCACGACGTGGCTAGACGAAAAGCAGGAAATCCAAGAGTACATTTTTGCGACGGATACGTCTACGACAACCAACGCTACGTTGCCGTGGAAGAACCGCACGCATATCCCGAAGCTTTGTCAAATCCGGGATAACCTTCACGCAAACTACATGGCGACTCTGTTCCCTAACGACAACTCGATTGTTTGGGAAGGAGACGACACGGACGCTGAGACCCACGAGAAGCGTAAGGTCATCCAGTCGTACATGCAGAACAAGCTGCGTCAGTCTGGGTTTCGTACAGAAGTAAGCCGACTTGTCCTTGACTACATTGACTACGGTAACGTCTTTGCCATGCCTGTCTTTGAGGCATCGTATAAGGAAGACCCGTCGAGTGGTGACAAGATTCCGACGTACATCGGACCTAAGATCAGGCGCATTGCCCCTGAGGACATTGTTTTTGATCCGACTGCTGTGACCTTCGCTGAAGCACCAAAGATTATCCGAGAACTTCGGACGCTTGGCTCGCTGAAGAAGGAGATTGCGACTCTTCCTGAAATGAAGTTTAAGGAGGAGGTCTTTACGAAGATGATGGACCTTCGTGGACGTTTCGCAGCTCATACAGCAGGGGACTTCGCAAAGAACGCAACGTTCCAGTACAGTGGCTTTACGGGGTTCTGGGAGTACTTCAACAGCGGCTACGTTGAAATTCTCAACTACTACGGAGACTTCTACGACAACGCAACAGGTGATCTCTATGAAAACTATCTCATCAGTGTCGTCGACCGTTCCTTCATTATCCGAGCTGAACCTCTTGAAACTTGGTTGGGTTCCCCGCCCGTTCGACACGCTGGATGGCGACAGCGGCAGAACAACCTTTATGCAATGGGCCCCCTCGATAATCTTGTCGGGCTACAGTACCGGATCGACCACCTTGAGAACGCAAAGGCTGACGCGTACGATCTGATCGTTCATCCTGTTATGAAGATCAGTGGGTTTGTCGAAGACTTTGAGTACGGCCCCGGTGAGCGTATCTACGTCTCAGGGGATGACGGTGACGTTGAGTTCATGCGTCCTGACACGACCTTCCTTAACGCGGACACGCAGATTGCGATGTACGAAGAAAAGATGGAGGAAATGGCTGGTGCGCCTAAGCAAGCTATGGGTTTCCGGACCCCCGGTGAAAAGACAGCGTACGAAGTTCAGACTCTTGAGAACGGTGCAAACCGTGTCTTCGTAAACAAGATTAGCTATTTTGAAGAAATGTTCATTGAGCCGTTGCTCAACGATATGCTTGAGCTGGCTCGTCGTAATCTGAACGAGTCTGACCTTATTCGAGTACTTGATGATGAAACACAGGCCGTTACCTTCGAGTCTATTTCAAAGGAAGATATTACAGCCCGTGGCAAGATTCGTCCAATCGGCGCTCGTCACTTTGCTCAGAATGCAACTATTCTTCAGAATCTGACGCAGTTCAGCAACAGTGCGCTGGCCAAGGACCCGCTCATTATGAACCACGTCTCTGGGAAGCGTCTTGCGCTTGCTTTGGAAGTGTTCCTTGGCATTGACAAGTACAAGATTGTTCAGGAGAACGTTCGTCTGTACGAGCAGGCTGAAATGCAGAACGTTGGCCAGAACTTGTCTCAGACGGTTATGGAACATCAGACGGCAGATATGGACCCGGCTACGGCTGGGGCTGTCGCTGCTCAGATGTCACAGCAAGCAGCTGAAACTCCCGGCGCTCTTGGAGGTCCCCCGGCATGAAAAGCATTTGGTTAAACGGACTTAAGGGGGACGAAAGAGAGAATTTCAAAGTTTCTCTTCGTCAATCTAAAATAGTTCTTGACAAACTGCATGAAATAGTGTATAATATGATTATAGAAGGCGAGTCTGTCTCTCTTAGAGATTACGACAGTCCTTCTTGGTCACATAAACAGGCCCACACCAATGGCCAGAACGAAGCGCTCCGGAAGGTTCTAGAGCTGCTCAACCTTGAGGAAGCCCGCACCAATGGCTGACATTTTCGGTTCCGACACCATCGAAACCACTGACGATACCGTTATCACCCTTGATACCCTAGTGGGCGATGACAGAAAGTACAAGAACGCGGACGAGTTGGCAAAGGCTTACGCCCACGCTGACGCTGCACTTGAGCGACTGCGGGCTGAAAAGGCTCAGGCAGAAGCTGAAGCAAAGGTTCTCCGTGATCTTGAAGAAGCACGACGCAATAAAGTGCCTAACGATCCTCCGCATGAGAATCGCCAGCCGAACCGACAAGAAGACCAGTCCGTTCAGCAGCCTCCTCAGAAGCAGAACGATGTAGACATTTCTCAGCTTGTGCGACAAGAACTACAGACGGCTTCTGAAGAAGACCGTAAGTCCAAGAACATCAATTCTGCTGCTGATACGTTGACCCGTCAGTTTGGGTCGGCGGCAAAGGCGCAGGAAGCTATCCGTAACCGGGCTCAGGAACTGGGCGTTGGTTTTGAGTGGCTTCGTGATGTTGCTGCTGATAGTCCAAACGCTTTCTTTGCCGCAATGGGTATTAACCCGAACGAGCGGTCGAAGGGAACTCCCGGCTATCAGAATGAGGTGAACATCAATCGTTCGAACTCTGGTGTGCGTGATTACACGTACTGGGAGAACCTGCGAAAGACGTCGCCTAAGGCTTACTATCTTCCTGACAATCAGAAGCAGATGTTTGAAGCTCGTCGAGAGCTTGGTGATAAGTTTTACAAAAACTAACTTCTGATAAGGAAAAATAGATTATGGCAGGTATGACTACCGCCAACAGTGACATCCTGATCCGTTCGGAGATTTGGTCCGAGCAGCTGAAGCAGACGCTTCAGGATGAACTTGAGGCAATGCGATACGTCAACTGGATTGACTTTAAGGACGGCAACGTTCTGACCATCCCGTCGATCGGTGATCTGGACTCGTACGACTACGTCGAGGACACGGCCATCGAGTACACGCCGATGGCGCTCGGTGAGTTCCAGTTCAGCGTGAACCAGTACAAGGCGTCGGCCACGTACATCACGACCAAGGCTCGTCAGGACCTTCACTACGCTGCACAGCTTGAGGCTGCGTTCCTTCCCAAGGAAGAGCGCGCTATCATGGTTGGCGTGGAGAATCACGTTCTGAAGCAGGGTCAGCCCGGTACGCCGAACGCTCAGATCGCCAGCAATCCAAACCGCATCAACGGCGCGGACCACCGCTGGGTTGGTGCTGATTCGCTGAACGGCAAGCAGGTGCTTGGTGCTAAGGACTTCGCTAAGGCTCGTTACGCCCTTAAGAAGGCTAACGTTCCGGACACGAACCTGATCGCCATTGTTGATCCGGCATTTGAGTACTACTTCAATACTCAGGCTGGCTTCATGAACGTTTCGTTCAATCCTCAGTACGAGGGCATCATC